GTAATCGCAGGGAACTTCAACGGATTCTGCTCCTTCTTGCACTCCGGGTTCGATATTCCCGGCTGCGCAAGAATCAGTGTCCGCCTGTCTTTCGTCCGCCGCAGGGTTTTGGTCGGGGGTGTTGATTTTGTTTTCTTCTTCCATTGCTTTCCTTTCTTTTGTTAGTTTAATTTTTATAAAGTGTGGATATTAGACTTTTCCGGGATTATTCCACTTTTTAAAAACTGAAAGACCTCTTCTGCTCTTTTGAGCGTATCATCACCGTACCCCTTTCCCCGGAGTACCATTTCAATAGCGGTGAGCCTTAACTGTGTTTCGTAAACTTCTTTTTGCTTCTCTTCCGATACGGAGGATATAGGGGGTTGCGCCCTGTCTGTTGCTTCTTCCTCGCCCATTTTGCTTTCCTTTCGTTTAATTTTTTAAATGTATAAAAACGATATTCCCGTTCCCCAAAATTAATTTTTCAATTGCCTCTGTTGTCGGGAAACAGAAACTCATAAAACTGACTTTACTGCCAACGCACAAACCGAGTTTCCAACCGTCTTTTGTTTCGCGTGCTTCCCAGCAATATTTTTTGGTTTTTATGCTTACCTTGTGCGATTTTATTTTGTTTTTCATTGTCAATTTTTATCCTCCGCATCTTGTTTGTGGATTTTTAAAATTTTATCGTGTTCGCAAACAATCTCTCTAAACCTATTTATATGAGCCTTTAATATTAACCCTTTCTTTTTGTTGTTTTTGCTTTTAAATATTCTGACATCTCCGCCCATATCATCTATTTCTACAATAAGTTGTGTATCGTCTTCTTGTGAAATAAATTCATATTTATTTATAACCATTTAAATCCTCACTTTCTGTTATTTTTAATTCAAGCACGGTTTCCCGTTTTTATTGATTGTCAGTTTGTAAATTCCTATTTCTTTGCCATCGGCAATAATCTTAACAACCCACTTATCGGGCTTCAGAGGTTCGACTTTAATCACGGTGTTTGCTTGGGCTTTAACTTCTGTGTTATCCATTTTCGTACTGTCTGTTTTTTGGATGATATTCTATTATTTCGCCGTCCTTGCCTAACTTATTTCCCATGTGGTCTATTCCGCCTTCGCCGTGATAAGCGGGGATTTCGTCGTTAGAACTGCCGTCGCCTTTCATTATGAAGTTCCGGGAAACATCTAATTTGCAGTTAAACGAATCTTTTGGTTTGTCCGATTCCTCCTTAACGCTTTCAAGCAATACAACCGATATACTATCAAGGTGTTCTTGCTCAATCGGTAATACGCGCTTTAAAAGGCTTTCGAGTTCCTTTTCGTCGTAATTGGAACAGGTTAAGAATATTTGAAAAGAGTTTTTCATTATTCGCTTTCTTTTTTGGATTGATTAAAAAACAAAAAGGTTTCTGCAAACCAATGAGCATCAGAAATTTTAAATCCAGCCGCCCCTTTGTGACCACCACCGCCGTATTTTTTAGCGATTACAGAACAATCAACATTTTCTTTTGTAGAATAAACAGAGAATGTCCAACCCTTTCCGGTAAACACAAACGGTATCATTATATCGTGTTTAGTTCCATCGTAAACGCTTTCAAACAATTGTGAATTAGCCCCGCCGGAATTTAAACAAATAGCCCTTAATCCTTCAAACTCAATTTCAAACGCTGAAAACTTACATGCTCTTTCGTTTTGTTGCGATTGATATTTTAAAATCAAATCACCCTCTTTGATGATATTCCCGATTTTATCAAAACTATTATAGTTATTACCGCCCACGCTATAAGAATATTCGTTGAATAATTCCATAGGGAAATCATCAGCGGAACTGCACTTCATTCTCATTCCATACTGGAAAGGCATAATGACGAACTCCCAATCATTGGTTTTGTTATTTTTCCTCCAAGTATCGTAAGTTCCTAAGAACTCTACAACCGGGGGCATTTTTTTGTCGGGGAAAAAATAATTCCATGCTCCTTCACAAGCGGCTATTCCATCTTGTAAAATAGCATTACAAAACGTTTCGCCTTCTCCTACAAATTTTCTGTAATCCTCAATTGCTGATTTGTGATGGTCTATCCAAGTTAATTGCCAGTTGCTTTGTTTTGCGATTTCTTCCATATCTTTCATTGGAAAACTCATATCGCAAATTATTATCGGTTCGTGGTTAAGATTTTCGGGGTATTTTTCCCCGTAATCCATTCCGATTAATTTTATATCGGGGTATTTTAATTTCATTATTGCACCGCTACAATACCCGTCTAAATCTTTGCTGTGATAAACTCCTATCATTTTTTTACCCCTTGCTTTAATTTTAAAAAAAGATTATTCGCTCCCCACCGTGGCTGTTGCGCCTTTGTTTTGATTGTTTGAATTTTGATTTTTTAAAAGTGTTTCAAACGACTTCCTTATATCTTCCCCTAACTGCTGATTCCCCTGAAACTGCAGTTCTTTTTTCTTTATCTCGATTTCTTCCGCTTTTTGTTGCTGTTGCTCTTCGTATGCGGAAATTATTTTTGTCTTTAGAGTTGCGGGAATGTCCAGATTCCATAACCAAACTTCAGGCGGAATAGGATAACCGCGCTGTGCCATCATATCAAGTTTTTGGAATATTATATCCCGTTCCTCGATTCTGTTGCTTACCTTTTTCACGGTAATCGACATCTTCGTATCGCAAAGAGGTCTATCTTCCCAATATTTCTGTTGTCCGTTGGTCTCTGCATACGAATTAATGAATATCCATCCTATCGAATCGCTTAACATACTTTCTTTGTATAGGTTGTTTTGCTCTAAAGCCGCTTTCATTTTTTCGGTCAAGTCGGAACCTATTACTTTCAGGGTAAATGAATGCGTGTAATACTTACTTATCATCTTGACAATTACTCTGCCGATTTGCGCTTCGAACCTTCTGACGTTATCAATTGCGTTAGTAAGCGATATTTGCGCCGCTTCCTGAAGTGATTGAATCGCCTTGCCGGATTGCGCTCCTCCGCTCTCTTGAAGTCCCTGCATATTGCGGCCGCCACCGGCATCTTCCATCATCCGCGCCATATCGTCTTTGACGATGTAAAAATCGGGATTAACCCGGTTAGTCTGTATAGGCGTGACCACCCTTGCGGGCTTTGTTTTGTAAACATTCCCGCCTTTTGAAAGCGCGTCATCTACTGAGTCACTTGTCGGATGAACGCTCGTGTCAATCGCTTTCGAATCTATTTCGTTTGAATTCTTATTTGCCGTTCCAATCGCGTAATCGATCTGCGTATAAATTCTGTCTGTGTATTTTACGACATCGCGGATTATATCCATAAACGACCAGTATTCGCCGTCAATAAAGTTAAAAAACAGGACCTTAATCGGTATTTCGTCAATATCAAGTTCTTTCTGCTCGATGAGCGATACACCGGCGACCTCTGAATATTGAACTACGTTTCTCGGTTCTTTCTTGATGATAAAATCCTCTTCCGGCGGATATACGCTTACGCCTTCCTGAATGGGTATCTTCATTAACTCGGCTTTTTTCGTTTCAGCTTCCGCATTTGTATCAAACTCATAAACAAGGTTGGATTTGGAATCATAGAGAATAACTTTCTCTTTGATAAGTTTTACGAAGTCTCTTATTACTCGAACCCGTTTCTTTTTCTTATGAACGGTATCATCAAAGATATACTTATCCTTACTTTCAGAGACAGTATTCTCCAAGAAACTTTCGATTGTCGCGCTGTCAAGCTCTTTGTTATCCGGATACAGCTTTTTCAGATCATCAAGATAGCACTCGTAGAAGTGTTGTACGCGTGAACACCCCGTCATTTCGACGTCATGGAAATTATTATCAAAACATACTTGTTTCATCGGCAGGGCTTTGAGTTTCACCTCCATTTCGCCATATACATTTTTTTCGTTGTATATTTCGATTGCCCCGAATTTCTTTATAACCCCGCTTGCAAAAGCATCGGACTTTGAAAAATCATATTTCTTGGGGTCGTCTTGATTTTCAATGTTTCTAAAAAGTTTATTGTATATTTCAGCGTTCAACTCGTCCTCATTGCCCGACGGCTCGGCTTCGAATCTTTCACGATTGATTTTCTCATAGCCTAAAATACTCTGAATTTTTGGATATGCCGTAGGAAGATTAAGGGGAATGTGATTAACGAACCAATCGAAATTCTCCGCTATTTCCGCGTCTGTATGATGTTTCCCAAATACCAATCTTGTATTTGTATCGGCGTCGTCATAAGCGAATTTCAGGGTTGAGGTCATTGCGCTGTTAGCCGATATTATTTCGCTGATAATTGTTTTATTCGGAATATCAACTTCTTTTTTCTCGTCCATTATGAATAAAATGTTTTAATTTTTCTTTGAATTGCTTTGCCTTTTGTTACGCCTGTTTGATTGTAATTAATATTTCCGCCGAGTAAATGAGACAGTGAGGGCGTGTTGTCTATGTAATCTTCTTTATAAGGCGGTAGCCATTTATGGCACATTATCATCAACGCGCAGGCAAAAATCATATCATCATAACATTTAGCATTTGAATTCGTGTCCTTGTCCTGTGCAATCTCCTTGCCGTTGGCGTTTCTGACGAATGTTAATGTCTGTTCCCAGAATATTTCATCATAACTTTCAAATAAATTCTCCCTGACGTATTCCTTGAGATTGTTGAGAAGGTGTCCGCGGGTGCCTGACGTAGTTCGAAAACCTAATTTATTAGTGTCCTCCGCTATTCCGCCACTAAAATCTTCCTGATAATACATTGGAACGCCGAGCCTGAAGGCATTTGAAATGGTCGTAAGCCCGTGATTATTGCGTTCTGTGCAGATGAAATCCTTATTATTGTTAAGAAACACGCTTATTTTGTGTTGTTCAATTGCCACGGTGTCAGGATCAAGGTGTCCGTGCCATGTTAAAACTATCTTCATACTGCGCCGGTCCATATAGGCGCCGTCCGTATAATCCCCCTGTTCAAGCCCTTCTGCAATGTCCCATCCTCCACAAAATACATAATGTTGTGTTTGTTTAACCTTCGGATATTCCCATATTTTCACAAATCCCGATGGGTTGGGGAAAAATTCCACACCTTTGAGATATGGCAATAGGTCATAATAACTTATTCTTCCGCTTCTTATTTGCTTGTTGTATTCTTCTGTTTCGTGATAGAGGGGTAATAAATCGCCTCTCCGGTAAGTCATTCCCTTTGCTTTTTCGAGATTTTTCAAGCATTTAGGGATATTAAAGACCGGGTTTCCTGTTGTGAGAAATGCTTCTTCCGGGCATGAGGGGTATTCTTGCTTGAAGAATTCGACATCACCGTTACATTCGTCGGTTATCGTAAATCTGCGCCAATTAAGGTGTTCATACGTTGCGCCGCGTTCCAATAACTGCCTCTCTGTTTCGTCAAGTGATAATTGGAATTTTTGTCGTTCCTGTTCGTTTGAGAATTTGAGAGTATATTCATCGTCTATAAGCCATGAGATAAATATCGCAATGTAATTTGAGTTATCACACCGCCACGCTACGTTTGGAATAATCGCCTGCCTCGTTGGGCTTGTATAAACTTCTTGCCACCGGCTATGAAATGCGTTTCCGATTCCTTTTGCCGTTGATTCAAGGACTACAATCTTAGCCTGTTTCGCGCCTTGCAACAATCCGAGCAATGAGCCTTCGGGGTCGTTCCAGAATGCAACCTCTGTACAGTGAAGCAAGTCTATTGTGTCGGAACGCCCGACACCTTCACCGCTTACGCCTGCGGTCTTTACCTTGACTTCGCTATCTAAAATCCCGTATCTGATTTTCTTCTCTGTCGTGTTCTCTGTCTTGGGGCGTATAGGAGCGGGTTTCTCTTTGAAAAATCGCTGTACCATTTCAAATAGATTGGTTGATGCTTCGGTCTTATGCCCGATTACAACGCCTTTTACGTGATAAGTGGTTGAGGTTATCCAGTCTAACACCGCCTCCCAGTACGTTGAGATACCCTTCTGGCGGGCTTTGAGGATGATATAACGCTCTGAATAGCCGTTCTTAACTACCCACTTGCGTATATCTTCAATGATTAATTGCGATTTGTTGAATTGGAAGTTTACTAAGGTGCCGTCTTTGCCCTTAATCTTGAGAAATGATTCGGCGTATGATTTGAAATCTTTTATTATTTCGGCCAATCCCATCAGCCAATTGTTTTAAGAAATTCCTCAAACGTCAAGGTTGCATTTACCTGTTTATCCGTGAAAAGCATTTTATACCTTCCTAATAATTCAAGAGCCTTCAGTTTGTCGTGTAGTTTCATTTTGAGTTGTACCCGTTTATCGTTATCTTTCCCGGTGATTGTTTCGGTGCTTGAAACTTCGCTTATCACTGTGCCATCTACATCATCGGAGTCGTGAAACGAAACACCGTTTTCGTTGAAACTCAAAAAGTCTTTAATATCCGAGAATGCAATCTTTTTTAATTCTTTTATGATGCTATCTGATAGGTCGTCTATTTTTTCAATCTTTGCACTAACCTCATTTTGTAGGCACAACAGTATTTCAGGTTTCGTAAGGTTTTCCGAGCCAATACTGTGCGCTGTCTTTTTTGAGTACCCGGCACGGATCGCGGCTTTGGTTGCGTTAAAATCTATGAGATATTCTTTAACGAAGAGTTTTTGTTTAGGTGTGAGTTTAATATTTCCCCCGTCGGGTTTTTTCATTCTATTTGTGTAGAATTTTTCCCCAAAGTAAATTTATATTTTGGGTTTGTCAAGGGAAATATTTGTGGAATGTTTCTACACGTGTGGAATGTTTCTACATTAAAGACAATAAAAGCCCGCTATAAAGAATCATAACGGGCTAAGGGAGGTTTTGGGGTTTTTAGGTTAAATTTTGAAAGCCAGCACTATCGCAAACAGTGTAACCACTAAAATTAACGCGTACTTATAAATGTTGTCAGTGTTCATTTGTTTTTCCTTTATGATTTATTTTTTAAAAATTTTCCTCGTTATTATTTTTGCAAATTCCCAAATTTCGATACTGCCAAGCAACAAAGGAGAATCTACATACATAGCAACACGTTGGACCCTATATCGCATTGCCATAAAATTGCTATATATTTCTTGCGCGTTAAATTGTCTATCCCTCATTTTGCCTATTTCCTTTCGTTTTTATTTTTCTTTGATTTAGCGCAAATACTTATTTGGTCTTTGCGGATGTCGTTATATATTTCCTGCATTATCGCACTTCCCCAACTACTTATAGCGGAGGCTTCGTCCAGCCTCTTGCGTTTGCAGAATTTTTTTAATATTTCTACATTCCTATCGCGCCATACTTTCTCATTATTTCGTAGTTGCGTTAAATCAGCATTGTTTAACTCGACAGCCCCCAATTTAATGATTGGTTCAAGATATTTTAATTTTGCCTCAAGTTCTTCCGCAAGTGGCTTATATTTATTCAGTTCACACGAAAGACAGTCAGCAATATCCTTTAGGTGTCCAAGTTCCGAATCTTTCTTTTCGGATAATTCAAGCAGGTGAGAAATTATTTTTTCTAATTCTGCAATGTTCATTTCTCGCTCCTTTCGGTTAAGAGTTGTTTGATTCCCTTGTCGAGAATTTCCCCGTAACACTTCATACAGTCCTGATATTCTTTTTTCTCGTTATCTCGTATAGAAAAACGCGCCACCTTTTCGGGGTCTTTGCAAAAATCGCAAATCTTTTTTTCCTTTTTCATTTTATTCGTTTTTAGTTTTTTTATTTTTACCCATCCATTCAAACAATCGCTCGCTGATGGATGTTAGTTTAAGAATTTGCTCGACTGTCACCCGGTTTCGCAGTTCGTAATATCCGCGCTTGCTTGAAATGTCGATCCCGTATTTTCGTAATACCGCCAAGTCGTTAAGTATCGTTTCGCCGTCCGCGTCAAACTCACCGAAAAAATCAGGCTCGAATACAGGCGCGTTTGCAAATAAGAAAAATTCGACAATCTTGATATGCCGTTCTTTTCGCGGGGTTTTCAGTTTTTTATACATTTTCCGCTTTTAATTTTTCCGAGTTTTACAACTCCGGCTTTGATGTAAACGTTTCGAATTTTATCACAGCCTACGCTATTACACCCCGCCACTAACTTGATTTTATTCCCTCTCGAATGATTCAATTTTAAATCTCCGTTCGGGCTTAACCAAAAACTCACTCTTTCCGCGACGAACCATCCGCATTTATGTTTGCATTTTTCCATTTTCCTAATTTTTATTTTTTAAAAGTTTTTCCTTCTTCTTTAAGTAACTTATTTCTATCTCCCTTGCTTCATCTGATTTCATTAATCTTAATTCTCGCTGAATTTCATCAGTAAAGAAATAATACAGTTGCTTCGTTTCGGTTAAGGTCGTATAAAATGCCAAAAATCTTTGTGCTTCTCGGGATTAATTAAAAAACCCTTAAAATCATCCTCGGTAAATTTGTTTTTAAAGAAATGTAGCCTTTT